TCAAGAGCGCGCCGACGCTTCGCAAGTCCAGACAAGCCCGAGGCTGTCACGGACTGGAGTGCCGATGATGTCGAAGAGTTCGCCGTCGATCTCGGCCGTATCGCGCGCCGCCGGCGACGCGACCTCGGAAGCACGCACATCGATCAACACGGTCGGCATCACCGCCCGGCTCGCGCCGAACGCGACCAGCTCGTCGGGCGATTTGCGAACGATCCGGACGGCTTGACCACCGCCCAGACCGCCCGCGCGCCAGAGTGCGTCCTCCGCGATATTCCCGTCGCGAAAGATCGCATCGATCGCCGCGGCGAAAGCCGCTTGCATGATTAGGCTTCGTTCGCGCGCGACACGCCGTTGAGCCGAACGCGGCCGGTGGTCGAACCGGCGGCATTATCGACGGCGGCAACCGCGGCCCCGATCAGCAGGTTGCCGGTCGCGACCGTCGTGCAGCGCTTATTGGTGTCGTCCCAATAGACGAGCGCGCCAACGGTCCAGGCCTGCGAGCCGGCCTTGGTCAAATCGAACACGCCGCTGGTCTTGAGCACGACATCCGCGCCGCTCAGAGCATCGCCGGTGCAGACCCCGAAGATCTGGCCGACCTTCGCGCCCTGGCCGGAGCTCCGATCGTAAGGCGCAGGAACGGTGATGGTGTCGCCGGCCTGAACGAAATTCTTCATTGCCTTGTCTCCTCAAAAGAAGAGGGCCGCCGAAGCGGCCCGAATGGCTGCATTGATCACGCTGGCTTTAGACGCCGGCGTTGTAGAAGACGCCGCGGAAGTCGAGCGCCTTGGCCGCGAAGTCGTGCCGGATTTTGATCTCGACACCATCGACCTCGAAGCCCGCTCGCTGGTCGAGGAACGGCTCGGCCTGCCCTTCGAGATGCGCGAACTCGACGGTATCGACGAGGTTCGGGTCGGCGGCGAGATACCAAGGCTGTGGGCCGCCGGTCTTGAACAGCCGCGGCTCCTCGACGACGGCAACCGCGCCGGTGAACGGGTTCACGTCCGCGCTCTTGGCCGGCGTGGTCGCGGCAATCATCTTCTTTGCTTCGATCGCGCGCTGGCCGGGCGGGACAAGTGCAAATCGAGGCCGGGCGTCGATGTATTCCTTGTCCGCGCCAGCCGCGTCGCCCAAGTCCTTCTGCTGGGTCATCTTCTCCCACGCTTCGGACCATGAGGTTTCGCTGATGACGGCTGCGGTGCCGACGTTGCCGTGGTTGGCATGGAAGAGGGCCGTTCCGTCGGCGAGGTTCGCGTTCGCGAGCAGCACGTTGTAGACGATGGCCGATTCCAGATCGGCCGCGCGCTGGCCCGCGGTGCCGAGTGCCCGGTCGAAGGCACGCAGGTCGTCGTTGATGATCGCCTGCCGGGTCAGCGCGACAATCCGGCCGTAGGTCGCGAGCTGATAGGACTCGCGGCCCTCCGCGATCGAGCCATAGCTGAATTCCGCGCCTTCCATGACGGGCTTGAGCGCCGGGAAGTTGCCGACCTGCGTCGGGTACATCGGCTTGAAGTCGGTGGCGGTCACGCCGCGCGCCCACATCGTGAAGGTGCGCGGCGTGCCGGCGTAAGCCTGGCGTAGCCGCTTCCCGGCGACGGCCGCGAGGATCAGCGGGAAATCGGAGGTCGATTGCAGGCCCGAGCTGCGCGTTGCCGTATAGGCGATCTCGTTCGGCGTCATGCCGCGCGTGCGCTGGCCTGCGGTTTCAAGGCAATCCCGCGCCACGTCAATCAGCCGCATGCCGCGGTATTCGCGGGCGCGGTCGGTCATCGGGAACGCCCGCGGTTGCGCGCGATGCAGGATCGCTTCGGCAAGCGCCTCGCGCCGGGTGACCGTAGCGTCCAAACCGCCGGCCGGCATCGACACCTGCGAATGGCCGATCCCGCGCGCGTCACGCTCGGCAAGCTTGTCGAGAATGACCGCGCGCGCCTGCGCAACCGACACATTGCGCTTGATCAGATCGTCGGCAAGCGAGCGTTCGAGCTTGAAGCGATCGACAAGGCCCGTGATCGTGGTGATCCGCTCCCGCTCCTGCGCGCGGACTTGATCGGCAGTCGCGGAATCGACGACGTTAGTATTGTCGCCGCGCGTCTCGGGCGCGCCCGCGTTCTGATTTGCATTCTGGACCTCTGCGCCATCGGTCGTTTCGGCGCGCGCGTTTTCGTCGGCCATGTCGGCCTCCTTTGTTGCGGCCGTTGCGGCGGCCTTCGGCGCATCGGCCCGGATCACGATGCAAGGGTTGACCGCTTCCGCAGAGCGGAAGCCGGCGCCGGGGTCGGCCCCGAGCGGGACCGCGGAAATTTCGAGAGGTTCCCAATCAACCGCCCGATAGAGGTCGGGACCGCTATCGTTTTCGGTGATTTCGTATTTGTGGACGCGGTAGCCGACCGAGACCGCCTTGATGTGACCGGCGCGGATATCGCCGACGATGCCGGCGGCGTCCTCGCGATCCGTGAGGCGGATCGTGGCGACGGCGCGGCCTTGTTCGACCGCGACGCTGCCCGGCACCACCGATCCAAGCACTGAAGCGACCGACGCCCTGTGATCGGCAAGAAAAGGTCCGCCTGCGTTCAGCCGCTCAAGCCGGACCGCGCCGGCCTCGAGCGAGAGCTCCTCGTCATAGTTCTCGAAGAACCCGTAGCGCCGCACGCGCGCGCCGGTGGACCAGATCACTTCGACCGTTCGCGTCTCTTCACTAAAGGATGCAGGCAGGAGCTCCGCCGCCCGCATGAGCAGCGGCAGATTGACTTGGCTTTTCATGTTTGCCTCGGATTCAGGTCTTCGCCGGCGCGGCGGCATCGGGTTGATAAAGCCCTTGCTGCGTGACCTTGCGTGGATCGCTGTCGAGCACGATGCCGAGCGCATCGACCGCATCGTTGGTCGCTTTCATCTCGGCGAGGATGTCGTCAAGATTTTCGCCCTGGCGGGCGACGACGCGGCGCAAGGAGGTTGCGCCCATGCGCACCATCATCAGGTCGGCGCGCGCATCATCGAGCGGGTTCAAATACTCGAATTTCGGCGGCTCCCATTCGACGCCGGCCGTCGGCACCGGGATCAGTCCCGCCGCATAGGCGGCCGATATGAACCAATCCCAAACGGGCTGGCAGAACACCGGGATGACGACTTGCCACTGGATCGCCGTCACGATGCGACGGAATTCGACGATGCCAGCGCGGATCGAGGAGTAATTGACTTGGCTGAGGTCGCCGGTCAGCAGCTCGTAGGGCAGCCGAAAGCCGGCCGCGATGATGTGCAACTGCGCCCGCAGCCATTCGCTCACGCCGGCGGTCGCCGCCGGCTGGTTGAACTTGATGTCCTTTCCTCCGCGAGCGTAAGCAATCAGACCCGGCTCGAATTGCTCGATGGTCTTGCCGTCCGAATCGACCACGGTTGGGGCGACGCCCGCGTCGGCATCCTCGCCGCCGGTGACGATGCCGACGAGGCAAGCTTCGGTCTTCTTGCGGACAAGCTCTGAATTCGTCCAATCGTCGAGATCGCGAAGCGCGCGCATAACCGGCGCGCCCCAGGGCACGCCGCGCTGCTGCACGCGGTCGCGCATGAACAGATGCACCACGCCGTCGGCGGGCACGCGCACCGAAGTCGCGTAGCGCGAGAGCGGAATCGCGATGTCGCCGGGATGATCGGGGAAGAGCCAATAGGCGCGGCGGGTGCCGATCGCGTCATATTCGATGCCGCGCACCGTGCGACTTCCGTCCGGCCGCCCATCGATATGGGATTCGTCGAGGTGATCGGCCTCGTTCAATTGAATTTGCAGCGGCACGGGCAGACCGTCGTCTGCCCGCCGCATCCGCCGGCGCACGAACACGTCGCCGGCTTCGACCATTTCGCGAACCGCAAGCGTGGTCAGGCCGTTGAAATCGGAACGGCCGTCCGCGTCGCAGACCTTCGACCATTGCACGAACAGGTCATCGATCTTGCGGTCGAGCGTCGGGTTGCCAGTCTTCGCCCGTGGCGTGATCCCGTCACCGACGATGTTACTCACCCAGGCGCTGACCGCCTTGGCGGCATGCGGATTGTTACGAACGAGATCGCGCATGCGGTTGCGCAGGATCGCGCCGGCCGACGCAATCTCGGCATCGGCCGACGAGCCGGTCGCACGCCAGCCATCCGTTCGCCGCCCGCCGGCGGCGCCATCGTAGGCGCGCTTCGACAAGCTCTCGAACGCCTGGCGCGCCATTAACCGCTTGATGCCGGCGCGCGGCGCGAAGGCCGCAATCGCGCGGTCAAGCAGCGTTGGCGAGGTAAGGGCGATCATCGGTCGCCGCGGCCGAAGGAGGCATAGCCGGCGACTGGGCGCGGCGTGCCCGCCGCGGCATTGATCGCGCCCTCGATGGTTTGAATGCGCCGAAGCAATGCAGCTTCGGAGTCGTATTCGACCGTCTTGCCGTCATAGGTGACGCGCGTGGTCCCGCTCGCATAAGCCGCTTTGAGCGCATCGAGCTCGGCTTGCGTCCAACTCATCGAAACCATCCCCCGTCGCGCTCGCCAAGCCAGCTCGATTTGCGTTTGCCGGCCGCGATCTGCCGCGGCCGGACTTGCCCGGCCGGTTGATCCGGCAGGCGGTCGCGCGCGACCTGTTGTTCAAGCGATTTCCATTTGGCGTCGGCCCAGCGGTCGATGCCGAGCATCCAGGCGGCGGCGCGCGCATAGACGCGGCAATCGAGCGCCTCATTGCGCTCGCGCATCTGCCGCCACTCGAGCTTCGTGAAGCCGCGCCGATCACGGACCGTGACCAACTGCTCCGCCGTGAGCTGCTTCACCCACTCTGCCGAGATCCCGGCTGGCAGGTGAATGAAGCCATCCGGGAATGCGATGCCGTCCGCCAGCTCCTCGGCGGTCGGCCGCTCAAGCCGCAGGAAGCGGTAGGTCTCGGATTTGAAAACGGCGACCGAAACCTTCCAAAGCCGCACGCCACGGCGAATCTTGCGCCCGTCCTCGGTCGCATCGACGAAGGTAGGACCATCAATCGGCGAGGAACGATCGAAGCCGTCGATGCCTTTGATCGCGGCAGCGATACCGGCGCCGAATTTGCGAACCCAGGCATAGACCTGCGAGGTCGAGCGGCCGTCGCCGGAATCGATGGCGAGCCGCGCGATCCGCATCGGTGCGCCGCCTTCGTGCGTCCACTCCGCCGCGAGCAATCGCGTCAGGTCGTCCCAGACTGCCGTGCGGGACGTGTCGCCCTCGATGACGACATGATCGACGAGCCAGCTTTCGAGAGCGCGCCCCCAGGCCCAGACATCGACTTCGATGCGGTCATGCTGAATGTCGGCGCCCGCGGTAAGCACGAGCGCACCGACGGGCACGGTGCGGAGCGCATGGTCTTTCTCGCGCTCATAGAGCCTCTTCCAGTCCGGGGCTTCGCCGCGCTCCTGCCACGACTCACCGAGGAGCGTGTTCTTCGCGGCCTTGAGCGCCGCGTCATTGCCCTGCGCTGCTTCCCATTCGCGGGCGATCTGCTCCCATGAGAGCCAGCCGACCGGCGAATAAAGCCCGGAGATATGAAATCCGATTACATGCGGATCGGTGCATTCAGCGGTCGCGCGCCACTCGCCGGCTGCGAGCATTGCCGTCTTGTGATGCTCGGCAATGCCTCGTTCGCAGTTCTCACAAATATACTCGGCCGTGCCCGGCTTGCCCTTCTCCCAAATCAGCCGCTCGAACTTGAGCCACTGTTTCTGCGTGCAGTGCGGGCATGGCACGAAGAACCGGCGCTGATCGCTGGCCTCGTATTCGCGCTCGATGCGCGACAATCCTTTGATCGTCGGCGTCGAGACCATGAAGACCTTCCGGCGGTGTCCAAACGTGCGTGTGCGCGCCTCGGCGAGTGCGACGGGATCGCCTTCGCCCTCGACATCGCCCGGATAGGCGTCCACCTCGTCGAGGAAGAGCCAGCGCGCCGGCATCGAACGGAGACCGACGGCGCTGTTCGCGCCGGTAAGCACGAGCTGTCCGCCGGCAAACCGCTTGGCGAGGACCGTGTTGCCGGAATCGCGAGTACGCGCCGGCATCACGATCTCGCGCAGTTCGGGACTTTCCTCGATCAGCGGCTCGATCCGCTGCTGCGAGAGGCGCTTCGCCAATTCCGTTGTCGGCTGAACCGCGAGAAACGGACCCGGCGCCTGGTGGATGCAGTAGCCGATCCAGTTGTTGCCGGCTTCGGTCTTGCCGAGCTGCGCGCCGGACATGAACACGATCCGCCGCGCCGGATGCGACGGCGACAATGCGTCCATGATGGCCCGCATGTAGGGCGTGCGATCGGTGCGGTAGCGACCCGCTTCCGATGAAGCGCGTGAAGAGAGAATCCGATATCGGTCCGCCCATTCCGAAACCGTCAGCGACGGATCGGGTGCAAGCCCGCGCGCCCAGGCGCGGATGATGTCGGCTTCGCCCTCGAAGGCTTCACCGGAGTTCGACCCGGACGTCCGAGAGCTCGGCGAGGTGCCGGCGAACATGCTTATCAAGCACCGTTTCCATGGCGTGCGGATCGACGTGAAGCTCGTTCGCCATCAGCGCCGCGACGCGCGCGGGCCATTGCACCCAGGCGTCGCGTTCACGCCGGGCGAGGCCGAACACGGCCGCGACGGCGCGCGCGCGATCGACGAGCTCGCCCTTGATCTTCGCGAGCCGAACGCTGCGCTCCTGCGCCTTGATGACCTCGTTCGCGGTTCGCGCGCGCAGAAATGTCACATCGCCTTCCGGCTTCTCGCCGGAATCGCGAAGCGTCCGTTGAACCGCATCGACTGCGGCACGGGGGACGGCCTTATCTTGAGCCGTTTCGCGAGCCGCCTTCTCTGCGGTCGGCGCGTGCGCCCCGCGCTGTTGCGACGGATCGGTCCGCGAAGCCCAGTCCCGGTCCGCTTTCTCGGGGTCGATCGTGCCATCCGGCTCCAGCGTGATCCGGCCGGACGCGATGGCTTTGCGAACGGCGTTCTCGGCCACCCCGCGGTGCCGCGCATAAGCCCTGCGGGAGAGACCCATGCTGCTCCAGCGCTCCCGATATGCTCGAAAATCCAGCGACTTAGGAGTTGCTCTCGTTTGCGGGTCGAGCCTGAGTGACCGCAGGCAAGATCAAGCGGAGAGCAACAGATGGCTCGCAAACCCCACCCGGCCGACCTCGCCAATGCGGCGGTCATCGCGAACGCCGTTCGCTTCGACCTCGCGCTTTTCCTCGGCGTCGGGCGGTACGCGCGAGGCTCCGCTCCGACGCTTGCCGATGCGCGGCATGAGGCGAAACGCCTCGACGCGCTCCATTCGAACGGCCGGCGGACGCTGATCTACGCCATCGACGCCAATGGCCGCTCGGCCCTCGTCACCGATGACATTCCAACCGAAGCAAGGGAGACTGCGATGAAGACCTACGCGAAGAAATTCAATGCGCAGCGCGCCGCCAAGGCCGCCGGCCATGACCTCAACGAGGTTGAGATTGTCAAGACAAAGGACGGTTTCACCTTCCGCGTGAAGGCGGCCCCGGCCGAGCAACCGGCGAAAGCTGAGAGCGCACCTCGCAAGCCGCGCAAAGCAGCGGAGAAGTCGGTCGCCCCCCGTCCGCTTGGCAAACGTGCGGCGATCGAAGCCGCCGCCCGCGAGGGCAAGCTGCCTGAGCCGCCGGATTTCAGCGCGGAGACGCACAAACGCTTCCGCAACAAGCTCGCGAGTGTGGTCGAACTCGCCAAGGCCGGCGACATCAAGGGGCTGCGCGCCTTCGAGATCAACCCGGTCAGCTCAAGCCCGAAGGCAATCGCGCGCTACCGCGATCTCTGCATCATCGCGCTTGAGGCTGGTCGGAAGGCGGCGTGATCTAAGGCCTCGCAGGACCGGCGACATTCCAGAACAGCACGCGGCCCGGACCCTTCCGGGCCGCGCATTGCTCCCAGGCCTTCGCATCGTAGTGCGGATCGGATGGAAACGGCGCTCGGGTTTGCGCCTCGCGTCCAAACGGAACCGGATATTCGTGAATCGTCGCGCCCGCGACATCCGCAGCGCTCAACCCGCGGCCAACCTGGACAACATGACGCTTCGCGGCCGGCCAGGCTCGCGCGAGACCACGAGCGAGCACGCCAGAACCCGCGGCGCACCATACTTCATCCGGTTCGATGTTCAGCGATGCCGCCGCGCGCGCAATGGCGTCGATTGCAAACTCCATATCGACGCCGAACGGCACCAGCGTCGCGCCGGTGCGCTCGCAATACTCACGTGCGCGGGCCTGAACGACCGAGAGATATCCCGGCTGCACAGTGACGACCTTCGCTCCGAGACGCGCCGCTTCGAGCGTGCGCGGATGCGGACGGATGCGCTGCGCGACGAAGATCGTCGCCCGCTTGCCAAGCTGCCGGGCAACGGTGGCAAGCGCCGTCTGCGCGCCGCCTTCCGCCGGGCTGGCATAGACTGCTTCGTCGGCACCACGGAGGAATGCACCGATGAAGCGCGCCTTGGTGCCGCCCGGATAGAGATCGTCCCGAACCACCAGTACACCGCCATGTTCGACGATGGCAGGACTGGTTGCAGGGGCCGGAATCGAACCGGCTACCTCGCGGGTATGAGCCGCGCGCGCTGCCGATGCGCTACCCTGCGTCAAATTCGTCCCCTTGCGCGATCTCGCCGAATTCGACCGGGCCGCAGGCCTCGGTCGCTTTGCGCGGATCGCCTTTCACAAACACCATTACGTTTTGATGCGTGCGGCCGAGCTTGCGCGATATCTCGAATTGCCGCCCGACACGCACCGGCAACGAGCCGACCGCGGTGACGAGAATGGCGTCGTTGTAGAAGCGCGCGTCGGCCGATTCGAATGCTTCAACAGTGCGGCCCGGCAGGTTCACGTAGCAGCCGTCCTCGTCGCGGACATCGCCGATCACCCAGACCGCGAAGCGATCGGCGCGAAGCCGTGCGACGGCATCGCGAATGATCGCGCCGTAAGCTGCGAAGAACTCCTCGCGCCCCATGTTCGACAGGTCGGCCGCACTGTCCGAATAGCGTTCCAAATTCCAGTAGGGCGGACACGAGAAGATCAGGTCCGCTTCAATGTCGGCCGTAATCCGCGCGATCTGGCGCGCGTCGCCCTGTCGCCATTCCGGTCGCGGATCGGCCGCGAGGTGCAATTGTGCGACATTCGCCGCCACCTGCTCGGGGCGGAGTTCGATACCGACATAATGACGCCCGAGTCGCGAGGCGACGATGCCGCGGACCGAGCCGCCAGCAAACGGATCAAGCACGGTGCCGTCTTGCGGGCAGAACCAGCGATAAGCGATCTCGCAAATCACCGGATCGAAGATCGACGTGCCCGATCCCACATCGAGAATGGCCTGCGACACCGGGTCGAGATCGTCGGCATCGCGAACGCCCTTTGCGAAGGTGAGATTCGTCATGGCAGTTGCCGGCCGCGCCCGTCGCCGCGCGCCTTCGATTTGGAATAGTCGGCCGCCGGCAAGGGCGACCCGCCCGGCGCAGACGCCTTCGCTATTCGCTGGCGGTCAAGCGGGCGCGGACTCCCGCCGGGCGCAGCCCCGCGTCCAAGCTCGGAACGAATGCCGAGATCGATCCAGGCGCGCTTGCGGTCCTGCCACCAGCCCTTGCGGGCATCGAGCACGCTGAACGGTGGAATCCCGAACCGCTCGGCCAATGTGGCCGACGGCTCGGACGCCGACGATCCGGCGGGAGGAGTACCGGAGGCGTCGGCGTCCTTGCCCGCCAGCGACGCGCCGTCGATGGAATCGAGGATGTGCAAGAGATCGGCATCGCTGAAGCCGAGCACGTCGAGATCGAATTCATTCTCGCGAAGCGCGGCGAGCTCGGCGCGAAGCATCGCCTCGTCCCAGCCGGCATTCTCCGCGATTCGGTTGTCGGCGATGATGAGCGCGCGACGCTGCGCTTCGCTCAAATGATCGAGCACGATCACCGGCAGTTCCGTGAGACCGAGGCGCTTCGCCGCGAGCACGCGGCCATGGCCGGCCACGATCACATCGTCGGCCCCGATCAAGACCGGATTGACGAAACCGAATTCGGCAATCGAGGCGGCAATCTGCGCGACCTGATCCTCCGAATGCGTCCGCGCATTGCGGACATAGGGGATCAGCCGCTCGATCGGCCGCGTCTCGATTTGCAAAGGTGGTCTCCGAGGCCGCTGCGCAATTCTGAAATTCACCGGCGCGATGGAAGGACTCGCGAAGCGTGCTCGGCTCCTGTAACCATTTCCTAAGGAGGAGCAGCGATGTCAGACGTGGAATATAACAAGCAGAACGTGGTCGCTTTTTACGACCTCATGTTCAATCAATGTCGCCCCCGTGAGGCCATTGAGCGGTACGTTGGCGACGAATACATCCAGCACAATCCCCACGTTGTCACGGGCACGCAGGGCTTCGTCGAGTATTTCGAGCGCATGGCTCGTGAATACCCCGGCAAACATGTCGAGTTCAAACGAGTGATCGGCGAGGGCAACTACGTCGTCCTGCACTGCTTCCAGCACTGGCCCGGTGACAAGGATTATGCGGGGATCGACATCTTCCGGCTGACCGACGACGGAGAGATCGTCGAGCACTGGGACGTGTTGCAGGTCATTCCTGAGCACTCCGCAAATCCGAACGGAATGTTTTGACCCGCAGGGCGCAGTTGTTTTCTCGTAACCGCTAGTCGCCGCTTGCGCACCCCGCGCACCCGTCAGTGCGCACCCAAGGTGCGCAACCGGAATTCTTCTCTGCCGCTGGATTTCGATCGGGCCTTTGCCGCCCGCATACGCTCGGCCGCGAAAAGAACCTATGGCCGGCGGGGGTTGGCGGGCGCGCGTCCCGCGATCATGCCAAGGATCATGCTGAAATCCGTTTCAGATGTCGCGCCCAAAGTTCAACGTCAATTGCGGTTTATGCGTCGTCTAGGAGCGTGCCGAACGTGCCGCTTTGCGGTCGAATGCGGTGATGCTCTTTTGCGAAGCCTTCGATGCCGGTTGCCGCAGCAAGGAATTGTGCCGATTCGCAATGGTGATCATGGCTGCCGCCCAGCGCCGCCAAGCCGTGGCGCGGGATACGCCGACACGCCAGCAGATCGGCTTCCAGCGCACGCCTTCGGCTCGAAGCCACACGATCCGCATGTCGTCGGCGTCGGAAAGCCACGTCAGCCACGTGAACGTTTCCTCCATCCGCGTGATGGCCTGCGGCGTGGGTGCGATGCGGATGGGCGCGCCCGCATTCTCATAGCCATAGGCTTCGGCCGCGGCCCGCACCACGGCGGGCCATGTGCTGAAATATCCAGGCACGCGGACGCCGGGCAGACGCCGCAGGGTTCTTGCTGCTTCCTCGAAGCGGTCCTCGATTTCAGTGGGCGTGAGCATGGTGGATGTCATTGCGAACGGACCTCCTCAAGGCAGGCGGCATAGCCCGCCGTGTCGATGATGCTGTCGGGATGTTCGGGATTGCGGCAAAGCCGCTCGTGCTTGATATCGAGTTGGCACAAGATCACCTGCGCGGGGGTGATCGGCAGGCCGAGCGTGAGCGACCATCGCTTCGCGACGGCTTCGAAGAATGCGGCCGGCTCGCCGTAGCTCTGGCGGCGCGAGTCCACGATCTCGGCCGCGCGATGCAGCACGCGCGTAGCCTTCATCGCCGATCTCCGATGTTGCCCGAGATTGCCCAATCCAGAATCGCGAGTGCGTCGGCCTCGTTGTCGTCCTTCGGCGCATGCCCGCGCGCTCGCATTGCGGCGATCACGTCCTCCTTCGGCGCGTTCCCTTTGCCGGTGGCGTGCCGCTTAATGGTTGCGACGGGGACGCCGAGATAGGGCACGCTTTGGCGTTCGCACCATGCGGTGAGATGCGCGGCGAAGCCGCCATAAACCTGCGCGGCGAGCGTGCCCTTGTGCGCACGCACCTCCTCGAAGGCTATCGCTTCGAGCGGCGCGAAGGAGCGCATTTCATCGAGCCAGCGGCCGAAGCGCAGGAACGCCATGCCTGCGCCCTCGAAGCGTCCGGGGCGGAATTCGTTTGAGCCGCTCGTGATCACGCCGGATGATTGGCGCAGCGCCCAGCCCGTGCGCTGCCCGAGGTCAAGCGCCAGGATCACCATCGATGCGGGCGATGCGAGCGTCACGGAAGCTGTTGCGGCCATGCCGGCCTCCTTTGGTTCAGAACGGGATGTCATCGCCGCGCTCCCAATCGAAGCCGTCCGTGCGCGGCGTAATGCCCGGAAGCGGCGCGAAGGCGTTCTGAAAGCCCCCTGGCCGCTTTCGCGGGCGTGCCCGCGTTGGTGATCGGCCAAGGCGCCGGCGCGATTCCTCGGCGCGTTCTGAAGCCGCTGAACCGATGCTCAATTCGCGCGCGCGAACCGCCGTGACGCTTGCGCCGGGAAACGTCGCCTTCACGGCGCGAACCTGATCGCCAAACGCGTCGATCGCGACCGCGACCTCGGCGAGCGTGTAAACCGCGCCGCTTCGATCGCGCGCCATGGCGGATGCCTCTTCGGCCGTGCGCACGATGGCGATGACCTCGCCCGTCGAAGGGAGCACGGTTTCCCAGATCACCGGCGCGAGCGGCTGCGCTCCCGCCGCGATGGCGGCGGCATCCAGCGCGGCCCATGCGCGCTCCATCGCGGCGGCCTGCGCGGCGATGGCGTCAGGACGCTCCGAGCGCAGCGCCTCGTTGAGCTTCTCGCCCTGGGCGCGGAAGCGCGAAGCGAGCGCCGCATCGACAATGCGAGGCAACCGATCGACGCCCCACTTGCGCTCCATCGCATGGGCGATCTCGTCGAGCCGACCGACCGCGGCGCGAGCGAACCGATCGGCGCTCATCGGACGAGCCTCCGGAAGCACGGCGTGCGCGCAACGGCGCGCCGTGCTTCTTCCCCCGTAGGGGGAAGAGGAAGTTTCCATCTTTCCGGGATCAATGATTTCAGCATGTTAGCGACCAAGTTTCCAAGTTTCCGGGAAGTTTCTGCCTGAGTGATTTCAATGGCTTAGCGAGCAAGTTTCCGAAGTTTCCAATTGCGGTGTTCATTCGTCGTCGGGCGGTTCGCGATGATCCGGAGAGGGTTTGCGTTCGCTGAAAGGCACGAGCCGGAGTCCTTTGAACTTGGGTGAGAGGTGAGCCTCCTCGATTGCGCGGCGTGAAAGCAGCGCCTCGACGGCGGCGCAGACGACGCTCGCGGGACGCCCGAGGCGGCGCGGAAGCGACCGGCCGTAGAAGCGCTCGCCGCAGCGCGGATGCCCGCCGTAGGGTTCGCCGACGCGCCAGGCGCGATCGACTTCGGCCATAACGGCGGCCTCGGTTTCTGGATCGGTGCGGGCTTCCGGCGGCACAGGATCGTCGGGCACGAGCACGCCGACCTCATCGTCATTGGCGATGGTCACCGAGACACGCCGAAACCATTTCGCTTTGGGGGAAGCGAGCGAGAGGTTCGCCTTGGCATCGTCGAGGCGCACCCAACGGTGGCGCTCCTCGGGGGTGATGCCGAGCCGTTCGGCATCGCGTTCGGACATGGCGAACAGCGTGCGCATGATGCGCGCCACGCCGGCGAGCGACGATGCGCCGCGCGAGGCGGCGAGCGATCCGGCCCAGGCATCGGCGGAAGCGGCGGGTGGCTTGCCGGTATGATGCACGAGGACGACCGCGCATTCGGCGCGGCGGGCAACGTCACGCCACATGGCCGCGACCGACTTGATTTGCGCGTTATCGTTCTCGTCCACTTCGTGCGTTTCGACGAACGGATCGACCACGAGCAGGCCGATGCCATTCGCGCGCATGCGATCCGTCATGGCGTCGATGTCGGGCAAGCGCAGCACCGTTCCGTCACGGTTCAGGCGCGCAACGAGCAGCGGTCTTTCCGCTCCGGAATTAAGGCCAAGCCGACCGCGGATATCGGCCGCGTCGATCGACCAATGCTGAAGCACGGCGGCGAGTCGGCGGCGCAGTTCGTCCTGATCGTCCTCGTTGTTCCAAACCCAGGCGCGGGTCGGTTCATGCACGTGTTCGCTGACGAGCTCGTCGCGGCCGATGGCGCAGGCGACGGCGAGTGCAATGCCAAGCGTCGATTTGCCGGCGCCGGGCGGCGCTACCAGCACGGTGAGATTGCCGCGGACCGCGAAAGAGCCGATCAGCCAGCGCCGGCGCGGGATCATCGCGGCGTTGATGTTGTCCGCCCAGAGGATGTCGATCGGCGGCGGCGGCGCGGCCTCCGCGATTTCATGGACTGGATTCGGCACGCTCCATTTGCGCCGCGCGCCCTCGACCATGCGCGCGAGATCCCGGCGCGTCTGGGCGTGAGTCCATCCAGGAAGCGTCAGCCCTTCGGCCTGGCCGAGGATTTCCGCGTCGGACCAGCCGCGTGCGATCCAGTGGCCTGTCAGGCGAACAAGATTGTCGTGCCAATGATCGCCGGCGCGGACGCGTGCAAGGCACGCTTCGACCGAGACGTTCGAAGAGCCAATTTGAAGTGGCGTATGCGATGACGCGGGCGCATACGGCGCAGGACCGCTGTCGTCTCCCTCGCGTTGAGGCTGCGGCGCTGGCCGGAGCGGCGCCTGTGCCAGCGGAAATGCCTTCGCGATCTGCTCGGGCAGATACGACTTCGGTCGCCCGTCGTCGAAGGTGCGGAATTCGGTGCGCTCGATGACGCGTCCTTCCTTCACCGGCCACGCGATCGATCCGCCAAGCCGCATGACGCGGCTTGGGTTGACCACCGTAGTGTCGCCGCCGAGCGCTTCCGCCAGCGCGAGGTTCTGGATTCGGCAAGCATGCGGATCGCGCTCCGGACGGTTGATCCGCCACAGCATCTGCGCGCGCATGTGCGGATGCCGGCCGGTGATGGTCACGCCGGTCGGCGGACAGCCGCGGTGCCGATAGCTCGTGACCGCGATTGCCGTCGTGTCGTCGTCGATATCGACGTAGAAGGCCGTGAGCGCGAAGAAGTCCTCGTCCTTGCACCTGCCGAACGGCGGGATATCCGGCTTGCGCAGCGCCTGGCCGATGTAGACGTTCTGTCCGGGCTTGCGGTTTTCAGCGAGTGCGCGCGCGACCAGCTCGTCGAGCTGGTCGGTGCCGAAGATTGCCGCATGACGCAGCCGGCCATCGCGACCATCGGTCCAGGCAAGCTCGATGCGGCCCTCGTGACAGCCGTCGAGAAAGCCCTCGAACAGATGTGCCACATGACGGCGCATCTGCTCGGCGTCGGGCTCGATCATGGGCTGTACGTTCGACGTTTCCATTAGGGCACGCGGGAATGCCGGCGAGCCGAAGCTCGCCGGCGCGTTCCATCAGAACAGGGGTTCGGCGAGCGGCTCGGCCGCGGGCTTCGCGGCGGGAGGCGGCACGTGCTGCGCGGGCTTTGACGCCGGTGCGGCGCCTTTCCAGACATCCGCCTCGTCAACCGGACTCGCGTCCGGCAGGTCGTCCGGGCGATGGACCCACTTCACGATCTCGAGCTTCGGGCGATAGTTGGTGCCGTACTTGTCCTTCATCGGCTCGGAGCCGGTGCACGAGACGACCGGCACCTTGCCGCGGTTCTCGGTCCTGGCGCCTTGCTCCTCGAATGCCGCATGGAGTTCGCGGATTGCATTCGAGAGATGGATCGATGCCGACGAGAACTCGACCGCGCCGCCGAAGAACTTCGGGCTGTAGGCGGTCACGACGAAGCCGCGCTTGAAATCGGGGCCGGGGCTTGGGGCCACGCTATCGAGCGACGGATCGATCACGCGCTCGGGCGCCTGGCCCTCACGGAAGCGCAGCCATCCGGTGCGGATGTTCTTCAGATCGAGCAGGAAAGTCGGGCGCGCGATCTCCTGGTCGCCGCCTTCGGGCGAGCGCACGAACCACTTGTCCGCCTTCGCATTGTATTTGCAGTACGGCTTGATGCTGCCGGAGCCACCGATATTCAGACCCATTTGCGTTTCTCCTTTCGCGTTGAGGTCGTTTCAGAAACCGAAGACTTCCCGGCCCGCCGCGCGCACGGGCGGGTCGGACCACCAGAAGGAATCGAAGTCGGGGACGATCAGAGCGGCGAGCTCGCGCGCATCGTTCGAGATCGCGAGGAAGCGACCGAGCGAGAGCGCGATGGCGCGCAGCGCGGACAGGTGCCGGCGGACATCGTCGCCGGACATCTCGTAGACCGTGACCTGACGCTTGTCGGTCTTGCCGGGCGCAGGCTTCGCGTAGGCGAAGCGCATCCCGAAATTGCCGTGCGCCGAGGCATAGACCGCGCCCTGGCGACCATGCGCATCGCCGATCTGAGACGGAAAACGCTCCGTCGTCTTGAGATCGACGATCAATCCGTGATCGGAGAAGCGCCAGTCGATGTATCCGATGAGCGGAACGGGAACGTCATCGAGCCGAATTTCAATCCTCTCCTGATAGCCGTCCGGCGTGCCGTACCGGCGAAGCTCGTCGATCGCTCCGCGAACCCAGCCGGCAAGCTTCTTGCGCTCGTCCTCTCGGCGCGGGTCCGCGCTCAATGCGGTTTCGCGAGTGAACTCGCGCTCGGCCGCCGCGACGCATTCCTCCATCGAGAGCCGCGGATTGCTCAATCCGAGATGGACGCCGTGCTCCACCGACTTTCCGCGCGCGGCGATGATGCTGGGCGGGCTGCGGCGGCCGAGGAGGCGCTCCATGATCCACAAGGCCGGCTGCGCGGCCCAGAGATTGAGCGATGACGCGGAGAGATGCGCGATCCCGTGTTGCTCGAATGCCTTCGCGCTCATGACCCGGCCCTCATGAGCGCCGCGGCTGCCCGGCTCACGAGCTCGCCTTCGGTTTCGATGAATTCGATATCGTCGTCCGTGAATGTGACGCCGAGCTTCTGTTCGACGTCCGCAAAGACCGAGAGGACTTCGAAGGTGTCGAGGTCGTAGAGCGGGCGCGATCGGCGCCAGCCGCGGCCGAACCGCTCCACGAAGACGCGATGCACCGCGCGGCCGGCGAGCGCGCGAGCGGTTCGGCGTTCGGCAGTAAAGAGGGGCGACATCATCGGACGCCCCCGCTCTTGCGGGCGGCATCGCCTCGGCCTTCGCGGGCCACGAGCCATTCGCGGAAAGCCTGCGCGCGATAGAGAACCTTGCGGCCGATGCGCACGCAGGGCGGCCCGACCCGGCGCGTCTCCCAGCGCGCGAGCGTATCGGTCGAGACGCCGATCTCTTGCGCGACTTGCGCGCGGCTGAGCCAGCCGCCGAGCAGCGGCGCGCCGCCTTCCGTTTGCTCTTGTTGACCTTCCATGAAAATTGCCCTCGCCATGCGATGTCCGATCGAGGCGTATCGCATCACGAGCCGTGACTTCAGGCGGAGGCGGAAAGGGGCGGAAACCGGCCGAAAGGCTTATGGATGCCAATAATCGCAATGAAATCAGTGTGATGTCTGCTGCGCCGCCCTCAATCGGAGCCGCATCGAAGTCGGACCGGCGGAAACCGGCGAAAAGGCGCTTGACTCTCGGTGAGAACAGACAGAGAACAATGCTGTTAAGTGAACTACTCAACAGTGAGGCATGGAGGAGAAAGTGGCGGCAACCGTTGAATATCCCTGCTTCGGCTCGGGCGAGCCGACGCGCCTGGCAGCAAAAACCATCTGGGCGGTCGCGGCCGAGCTTAGACGCCGGCTGCTCGGCGCGGTGGTCAGGCCGATCGATGTGAAGGACTTGATCCGCCGGACGGGCTGCCTTCGGGTGAACGGGCGAACGCTCAACGTCGCCTGGGATATCGAGCATCCGGTTCACGATGAAAAAGGCCGGCGCGTCCTCGGCATCTGCGAGCACGATCCGCATGAACCCGGCACGGTCATGATCAGCCTGAATGCGGAATTTCTTAGCGATCAGCCGGAGTTGTTGCGATCGACCGCCGCCCACGAGCTCGGGCACGCGATCTTCGACATGCCGGCCGCGATGACCACAGGCACGGCGCGTGTCTTTCGCAGCCGAGTGCAAGCTCGCAACAGCGGCGCGCCGATTGATTGGCGGGAATGGCGCACCGACGAGTTCATGGGCGCGTTTCTGGCGCCGAAGCGTCAGCTGGCGCGGTCGTTTGTCCGCGAGGCCTCCGCGTTCGGCGCAGCGGTTCAATGGAAGGTCATCGAGGAGATCCCGACGCCGTTCGTCTCGGCGCGCAAAGCCGGCGGTGCCGCGATCGATGCGATTGCCGGCGCGCTCGCCGAGGAGTTCGGCGTCACGGAAAGCTTCATCGGCGTGCGCTTCCGCAAGTACGGTTTGGTTTGCTGAAGGAGGGTGCGATGGCTTTCGGGTTTACCGTCCGGGCGAAGCGAACCGAGCGCGGCATCGGCCTCAACGACTTCGCCGAGCGCCTCGGCGTCTCGCCGGCCTACTGGTCGCGTGTCGAGCGCGAGCAGGAAAAGCCGCCGCGCGATGTGCTGGTCGAGAAGGCGGCAGCGATCCTGGGGGTTCAGTTGGATGATCTCTTCGTCGAGGCGGGACGCCTTCCGCCCGACATGCGCGACGATCTCAAGAAGGTCGTCCAGGCGTATCGGCGCCTGCGCTACCAGGGACCGCGATGAGTTGCGTTTTGGGGGAATGCCGGAAATGTCTCTTCCGCCGCGATCGTTCTATTCGCTTGCAGAAGTGGCCGTGCGTTGGTCCGTGACGCCCTTCGATGTGATCGGCTGGTCAACCGATGGCCTCCTTGCGCTCTCGATCGCGCTGCCGCCGGTGAAGGCCGGACCATCGGAAATGCTATCGGGTCTCGCCGATGTCGAAGCGCCGCATCTGTTGCCGTTGTTTCGCCGTGACGGCACACCGAGTCCGACGGTCGCGATCCGTCGCGTGAAGGGCGGCGACAATGAATTCCGCTGGATCACTGAACCGGCCGAAGGCGTCACCATCACGGCCGCGGACGTGCTGGTCCGGCGTGCCGAGGTCGAGCGCTTCGAACGGCAATACGGTTTTTTCAATCGCCTGCATGTGCCGAATCGTGAAGCGATAGAGACGCGTCGTCGGGCTGGTCCCGGCGTTCCGCCACGGCATGATTGGGATGCCTTCTATGCTGCGCTAACCCGCCGGATTCACGAGCATGGTGTCCCTGAAACCCAAGCCGAACTCGTCCGCGAAATGGTAGCGTGGTTCGAGGCTCGCGATCTCGAGCACGCGCCGGACGAGAGCACGATAAGAAAGAAGATCACGCCGGTGTGGCGGGAGTTGAGCCGTGCGTAGACCGCCGTTCTTCTTCATCGACGATCGCCTGGACGACTTTGATGTCCATGGGGTTGTTGCTAATCCTCGCCACTTCGGCGGCTACGCCCGCCCAATGCAGGAAACTCTTTCTGTCACCGGAAAAGCGCGCCCGTGCCGCCAACCGCTGCGCGTCATAGTAGGCGGTGCCTGGGTTCCTTCCGAGCAGCAGTCGGGCGTCTTCGTCGCGGAGCCGCCGCAACGCTCTTCGTCTTTCCAGCCAGTTTGA